CGATTAAAAAGTCCCTGATTGGCTCCCAGTCCCCGATTAGATCTATGTCCTGCGGCTCTTCATTTTCTTTTTTTTTTCTGTCCCCTCTTCCTCCTTCTTCAAACTCTTACCGGTTACCAATTCAAATATCACCTCCACCATTTCGCTTGCCTCTTGCTGATTGTCAGCCGCCCAGACCACAAAATCCATCAGCTTGAGATTCGGCTCGGGAAAGTCCGGGTTGTCCATCCTTTCCACCTCGGCATAATTGAGATAGGCGCAATACATGATCCTGATGAAAGCATCATGTACCTCGATAGCCGTTGCTCCTGCCCCGATGTTAGCGTTGATACCTTTTTTACGGGCGATAGAAAACAGGGAAGGGGTAACGAGCATTCTCGCTACCTCATTCCCAATTTTTATATACTGTAACCTGCCCTGCATATATTACGAAGGATATACAGGCGTGGGTGCACCACATCCCTGGAACGAAATATCACGGGATACAATACCTCCTTCATCGGAGCTTTCGCTTATGGACGTGATAAGGGCATCACCGGCCACCCCATCACTCTGTTCTCCATCAGCCAATTCGCCGATGAAGATTTTTACTTTTGTCCCTGCTACAAGAGCCTGTAACATTTCTTTCTGCTTAGCTGTAGAGCTGTTATCAAGGTTGAAAGATGCTGAAGCGTCCCATGACCCTTTACCGGCCAGAAAGTCGTCCCATTCACTTGACTTGTCTGAGAAACCAATAGTTTCCCTGTTGATGTTTAGGCTGTTCGATGTTTCACCCGATATCCAGGTGTTTGTAGTAACAGCGGGCTCCCCGGACGTTGTTGTAAGATAAATTCTTCTGTTTTTTCCTGCTTTTGCCATAGTTGTAAATTATTAATTGTTAATTAGTTAGTTTCAACGATAACCTCAATACGTGTGATTATCCGGTATATCGTGAATGATCCTTCTTGAGGTTCTATTATTTCGGAAACGTTATCCGATTCAATGCTTACTGACCTAAAACCAGTCATTGACAAGGTGTTAATCCCGATTAAAACCGCATCTATCTGCCCCTTGATACTCAACGAATCAGCGTAAGACTTCGTTATAACATCTATGTTACAATACAACATTCTAACGCTATAACCCTTATCAGTAGTACGCATTTCTGACAACTCGCCAACCTCCACACGCGGAAAGGTCGTTGCCGAAGATGTAACCCACGCGCTGTTGACAGCCTTGATTTTAGCCACCAATGCCGCCCTAACCTTACCTAATGCCGATATGTAGCTACCTACCATTGAAATTGTCTGTTACCTCATTAATTGCTTTCTGCATAAGCTCGTCAATCCTTGCCTTGTTTTCTTCGTAAGAAGGAGTTAAAAAAGGCTTTGCCTTTGTGCCGTTTGCGGCAATGTTTTTAGCTATTGCAAAGGCCATAGAATCAATTTCTTTTTCATTGCTGGTTATGTGTTTCTTTCGCACCCACTCTTTTATCAACTTCACTGGGGGCATACCTCCTGCCTTTCTTCCGTACTCAACCCAGTAAGCATATTCAGCATAAAATCCGGCATCCACCGTTCCATCTACCTGGGGCCGTACACTTCCGCTGTTTCTCAACATCCCGGTAGCGACACTCCCATTATCTTTCAGTGCCTTCTTTGCGTCTGCTACAATCCTGGCTGCTGATTCTTTAAGCCCCTGCGCTGCCTTAAAAAGAACTTTTTCAGTGAATTGTTTTTTATTCCTTCTAAATTGTCGGAATGAAGCACTGTCAAATGTTATATGCATCCCATCACTCATACTCCATCCTCCATATAACTGCCTATTAGTATCAACTCACGGTTCCGGTTGTCCACATTCTCATGCCCGGTGATTATGATGTTATGATTGTTCCATACCACCTTCCCTGGAATAGTCGAAGTGTACCTTAAGCGGATCTCTACCCCTGTAACCTGCAAATCCTTGAAATACAACTGCTTTTTGTACTGCGACATCTGGGTAACATCGGCATCATACGTGTCTCCTTTGACTTCGCTTACCGTTTCCATCCCGTAGGCATCTACTGAGGATGTTGTGGTATAAAAGTCAACGGATTCTGTGTACTTTCGTGCTTGTATGTTACCCGTCTTGTTTAACATTATCGGTAGTTGATAGGAATTCTTTGGTACACTTTGTTTTGCTCCTCGGTATTTCCGTCCCACATAGCAGAGGCCATTTCATAGACATAATTCAATAACCTCCCCGTTTCGGCACTTGTGGGTAGAGTGGTATAGGTAATAATTACCATCTCTGCATCCGTTTGCTCAATAACTGTCTTTTTGTAGTTACTTACATAGGGGACATCATCCCCGCTGACTGAATCCTTTACAGAGCTTATCTCGCTGACCGGATGCTGATACAACTTAATGATCTCCCCTTCTCCTTCAAGCTCTATGGTACACGGGAGCAAGGCTATATCTGAATATTCCTGTATGCGGATAATGGCCTGGTTAAGGACCTCCTGCAACTCGGTGTCTTTTTCATCACTCGATATGTGCATATAGGATTTTAACCCGGCCAATGTGATTATCGAGTTAATTCCTATTTCTGTATATCTGAGTTTACTCATAACGCCAGTACCCTAATTGCACCATTTTTGCCGCCGTGTTCACATCCTTCACGTAGCTTTCTCCAACCTGCAACCCGTCATGCGCCTTAACAACTACGATACGGATATTACCCTTTACAACCAAGGGGGCTACCGCCTTATTTTCATAAAGCGGCCTTTCCCCTTTGCTGTTTATAAACTTTGCCCGTGACATGATTATGCTTCAGCTACGGGTGTAGTGAACGAAACAACACGGCTCTCGCTGTCTACCATTCCGGCCTTAACGGCTTTGATGTAGTAGGTGTAGGTGGTTTCGGAGGTTAACCCGGAAAGATCAAGATACAGCGCGCTAATATCAGCACCCCAGTTCACGTTATCGGTAGAGGATTTGTATTTCACACCATCCCCGGAGGATGCCCAGCTCAATTTTGCTGCTGCGGTTGAAGAAGTTGCGGCGGTAAGCCCACTGACAGCAACAACCCCCATCTGGAGAGTGTTGCTTGCTCCGGTAATAGCAGCAATGGCGGTTTCAATGTTAGCCACGTAAATAACAGCTTTCTTTTTGTTTGAAGGAATCACAAACTGGCCTCTCCAGCGGAGATACATTACATAGCTGTCAGTAGAGGCAACTCGTTCAATCTCTACCTCGAATCCGAGTTTTTCATACATCTGCAAAGCTGCGGTATCAAGGACTACCATCTGCCCGGAGGAAAGTTTGGCTGATTCCCTGATGGTTTTACCCATATAAGAGTAAACTCCTCCGTTGGCCTGAAATAAAAGGGCTCCGTTGCTGTCCTTCATGGATTTGTACTTTGCAAAGTCCGAAGGATGCATGATGATCAGGTTAGCTGCATAAGCACTGTTTGTCGAAAGCGCGATCTGTGCATCTATTGCGTTAATCAGGTCGAAAATCTTTGCATCGGGAATAGCAGCGGAAACTCCGGCAGTAGCTGCACTAAATGCAGTTGAGCTCCCGATAAGTCCGTAGATCTTTTTATCTGTAGAACTGGACCCGTCTGCGCCCAAGCCACTTAGCAATTCCGTGTCTACCTTGTTCCTGATGGCCAGAATAGCCTCATTCTTGGCCCAGTTCAGGAAATAGGACATATCTGTGGATGTCTCCCGTGTAAAGGGTAATTTCGCGGCTATCTTAGCAATCTTACGGGTCTTTTCTTCCAGGGCTGCCGCAGAGGCGGTTGCGGGTGCATCACCTTCTGCCACGTACCCGGTATTATCGGTAAACGAGCCTTCGGGCCAAAGGATAATATTTTTGTCCTGAGGCACCACGTTTGATGGAATGCTACCAAGCAGCACCAGTTTTCTCTGAGCATCCGCCTCAATCTGAGTATTTGGCATAGTCAGATTGACGGTACCAGTTACGGCAGAGGAATCAAGTTTTACCTCTTGAACAAAAGAGGTCCGTTTGCCATCTACCACGTCTTTAAGTCCATTCTTGAACTCATCGGAGTTGAAAGTTTCGGCAAGTACCTTTTCAAAGGATTTACCCTCGGTGCTTTTGCTCAGTTTCTCGATCTGTGCGCTCATCTGTTTGATGGAGGCATCGAGGTTCTCAATGTCGGCTTTGTAGCCTTCGGTTTTTTCTTCAAGGTCTTTCACCTTTGCCGATTCAGCCAGGGCTTTTTCTGCAATCCCTTTGGCCTTCATGGCTTCTGCAAGGTCCACTTGCAACTTTTTAATTTCTTCTTCCATTTCTTTAGAATCTTTTTTAGTGTTATTATCTTCCTTGCGTTCTGAAGCCTGCAAGGTTGCCTTTTCATTTGCTGCCCTTGTTACAGGACTTATCTCATAGAGGTACACCTCCTGAAGGGTGCGGATGTTCT